GTCCCGCCTGACTGCTACCGTTGTAGCAACAGTGAAACGAGATCCTCCGACCACAAGTGAATGTGTGCCGGAAGGGGTTTCTCCAGTGTGGGCGCGCAAGGCGCCCAGTAGGTCCACTTGGCTCGCACGCGGAGTCCAAGTTCCGTGCTTACACGTCCTGTTGAGCCGTCGACATTCTTCACGCTCCTTGCGTAAAGCTTCATGTCAGACGAACGACCATATGCACTTACAGGCCTCTCCTGCTCGTAGTACCGTTTAAGGTGCCAGAGCAGCAGGCCTCCGTGTGTCTTACGTGGTCGTACTGTAGGGGATTGCTTATCGGGCTTTCGCTCCGAAACCACAAGCTTCTTAACTTGCAGTGCTCCCGAACGAGTCTTCAACACTCCCAGGGCATAACACGAAGGGACGTCCAGGTGGACGCCACATGTGTCATCGTCACTCTCCCAGGGTACTAGAGGCAAGTCTGCGCTCTGTACTATTTCCTGGAGCACCTTCCACAGGTGCCCCCCTGGAACCGCCCGCCGTCCTAGTTGGTTCACAACCAGCGACAGGTCGGTCTTCTTACTGGCGTTCGTATCCAGCTTGAAAGGAGTGATGTCACTACCCTCATACCAGTTGGAGCCGCAGGATTCCCGGAAGGGACCCTCGCTAAAGCTCTTCTCTGGGTTCAGGTAGAAGCCTAGGAAACGCAGCAAGCGCGTGAGAGGGGCCACCAGCTCGGTTTCGATGACAATGTCGTCACCGTAGACCTGGTAGCCCTTTGACCCAAGCGCTCGGCACGCGGCCGTGAACACCAACGTCTCTAACGCGAAGGTTGCCCCGTTCCCCATGGAGGAGAACTTGGCGTACCTCACAGTGAACCCGGGAATACCCAGGTCCTTATCCCCCTTGTAAATTCCTTTGGGGGCGCGTAGAGCGGACAGAAACGCAAACCACTTCGGCGGCAGCATCCAAGCTGCCATCTCGGTGGCCGACGTGTCCGAGGCCATACGGGCGTCAACAGTGGCAAATGAGCCATCGATCGACCCGATGTAGGCTTTCCGTTGGTTGTGGGACTGATCATTGAGCCTTATCGGCGTGAGCCGACATAGGCGGTCTTTCACGTGGGCATCGAAGCAGAGTTGCAGTGGCAAGGTTGCCACAGGCTCCGCCGCAATTACACGCTTCCGACGCCAGTCCTTAAGCACAAACTCGATGCGATTCGCATCGCGGAGGTCCAACCGCAGATTACCAAAGCCCCAATGATGGGCGAGGCACTGTACGAGAGGGGCCGCGAGAGGCGTGCAGGTCATGCCCGTCTTCCTCACCTTGAGGTCAGGACGGGACTGTTTCCTGTTCGCACCAACACTGGCTCCAGAGGTCACTCGCACGAGACTGGGGATTTCGGCAAAGAATTCCGCCGGGTCCCCGAGCAGGTTGGAGATATCATTCTCCATTCGACGGAGGTAGAAAGCCAAGTCGGGAGCGAGACGCTCCGGATGACTATAATACCACCGCAACCGACGATTGGTTATACGGCACAGCTTTTCGGCTTCGTGGAAGTTCTCCACCGCCTTGAGCGTAGTCGTCCTTTCGTCGGCGAAGGCTGGATTCTTCTTGAACAGCCCTTCGACCTGCATAAGGTGTCTCAATGCTTCCTTCCCACCTTGATAATCTGGGTGGGCGGTAAGTGATGTTGCACCAGCGAGTTTTTGATAGGCGCGAGATCTCACCCAACCTTCCAGGTTGGACAAAATTGCGTCAGGGAGAATCTCAATCTCCCTCAGGTCTTGAACGTAGGCCTTCGCCAGGGCGTAAGCCTTGTCCACCGCGTTCAGTCTCATTTAGAGTACCTCCATTGCGGTACACGGGACACCTAGGGCAGCAGCCCCCCGAGGATTTGGAACCCTCGAGGAACTGCCTGTAGAAGAACGCAAGCGTCTCCCACAGCATACGGGCTTGACGGCCCATATGGTTTATGCCTTGATGTTTAGCTGCTTGGCGACCACGCGGTCCTCGAACTCGTCCGACTGGACGATGTCTCGGAGATACGCAAGCGCAGCAGCGACGTCGGTGCTCTGACCGTTGATCGGCCGTCGCACATAAACGCCCATGTCGACCTTACTCTCGAGCACGGATCCTTCCGCGTCCGAGGTGGCAATAACGACCTTCACCGTGTCTTCGGCGACGATTTTCTTGCCGGACGGCACAACTCGCTTCTGGATGACCAACGCCGGCACGAGGGCCGTGTGGACCGGGAGCAAGTACGTAGTCGAAGCACCATTGCTCGACTGTTCCTGGAGTGTGGTAGCCAAGGCTGCCATCTATGTTCACCATCTGTTATCGGAGGTTGAATTAAAGTCTAAGCCCGCGACGCGCGCTCCCACCTTGCCGAAGCAAAGCAAGTAGGTTGCGTAACTGGTCGAGTGACCAGGTGCGGTAGACCGGTTTGTTGGAAATTCCAGCCGGTATGCGCAGTACCTTAGTCGCCGAACTCCACACTTCGTGTGTGATACCGTTCGTGCAATTAGGCAGATACGGACCCACAGGGGTCCATCTCGTCGTGCGCTCGACAGTAACTGCGTAGCTTGCGCTACTCGTCACCGCTGATGCACCAAGCACAGCCGACTGGGCGGCCAGAAAGTCGCCCACACCAAGAACGTAGTCTACGACCCATGAGTAGGGAAGCAGTTCCCACGCACTGGTGAATGGATTATTGGTCACACGCGAGGGTGCAACCTTATGGTCCATTGCGACCCACCCCCGCACATTGGACACCACGATGGTGTCTTCTTGCGCTATCTCGTACCCACTGTAGCCACTGAGGCCGTAGCTGGGCGTGAGACTATAGGGAATGGTCTGGCTTCTAAGGAGGTTTACAGAGCTGGGGAAGTAGGCGCGGTTGGCCGTTCTGGTCTCCCGCATTGGGCGCTTCGGACGATTAAGCAAATCCCACAACGCTTTCACGTCGTGGTACAGCGGAGTCCATCCGAATTTAGCTTCAAGCCACCATCCAGCGGCTTTTGCACCTCCATAACGCGATGTCCTCAACAGAGCTTCTTGTAGGCGGGGGATCAAATTAACAACAAGATCCACCGCTTTCTTACGCTCTGCGTAAAACACCATCGCCATGAAGTCGCCTTCGAACATCGCGGCTGCGTTCAACACCACCCCGTCCAAGTCATCCTGACTCGGACCGAACAGATCCATCTGTTCTTCAGTTAAGAGGGGCGGCATCAGGTTAGTAGGTACAGACCCGAGAACACCTTTCGGCATCCAAGGACCTGACTTCGTGTAACCGTAGCCAAGCGTGTACGTGTTCGAACCTACCGTGTCTCTAATCTGACTCACTGAGTCAAACTTCGAGAACGTCGTTGCTCTGAGCAGTTCCCCGGAATTCTTCCTACGATGGAAGTTAGGGGTCTTAAGGCCACGGACCACACGGTTCATGATGAGGTTGTCTACTTGGGTGTGCGTCGTAGATACGACGTTTCCCGTTCGACAGTCCTTCTTCACCGTTGTATGCGTGCCTGCACTGACCGTTTCATCTTGATAGATGACCGGAAGTGTATAGCTGCTCATGTCTACCTCCATGCTTCGGACCTTGCGGTCCCGGGTAAGGAGTTCCTATGCAGGATACCATCCTGTTCTGGACGTGTCTTGGCTTTGACAGCCAGGGGCACG